GGATACGCCGCTTACGAGGCTTACAAGAAAAGAGCCCGTTATTCTAACTTTGTGAGAGAAGCTGTGCAGATGGCCGTCGGCATGATGCACAATCAGCCTCCGAAGATTGAATTGCCGAAGGCGATGGAGAATATCCGGTCGTCCAAAGGCGAAAAACTGGAAGATTTCCTCCGACGCATCAATGCAGAGCAGCTTATCGTCGGCCGAGCCGGACTTATGGCGGATTTGCCACTAGAACCCGGAGATGGGCCTGATTTACCGATTTTGGCGCTTTATGGAGCCGAGCGAGTGATCAATTGGGACGTCGGAACCACCGATTTGACCCAAGACGCGCTGAATATGGTGATTTTGGACGAAAGTACCCATCTTCGCAAAGATAACTTCATGTGGGACCTGACAACGCAGCATCGTGTCCTGATTATGGGCAAACCGGACGAAAATGAGCCTGAGGGCGCTTATCAGCAGGCTTTGTTCAAAGATAACGCCTTTGTGAAGACTCAACTGAAGACACCGTCCTGGAAAGGCCGTACTCTCAACAAAATTCCGTTTGTGATCGTAAATTCGGTTGATGTCGTCGCAGAACCCGATGATCCCGTCCTTTTGGACCTTTCGAACCTGTGTTTGACCCTATATCGCTCAGATGCCGATTATCGGCAGAATTTGTTCATGCAGGGCCAAGATACGTTCGTTACGACTGGTGGGAACTTCGAGGAGGACGATAACGTCCGAACTGGAGCAGGGGCGCGAATTGACCTTCCCTTGGGCGCAGATGCAAAATATGTCGGCGTTCAGAGCACTGGTCTCCAGGAGCAGCGTGAGGCTATCAACAGCCTCGAGAGCCGCGCTGGCACGATGGGCGCACAGACGCTGGACAGTACCAGCCGCGAACGCGAGAGCGGCGACAGTATGCGTATCCGTGTGGCGAGCCGCACAGCAGACCTGAACCAAATCGCAGATGCTGGCGCTATGGCGCTCGAGGGCATCCTCAAGATCTGTGCAGAATGGATGGGTGAGAACCCAGACGAAGTGAAGGTCACACCCAACAAAGAATTCGGCGAGATGCCACTCACAGGCCAGACTATGGTGGAGATGGCAACTGCTCGCACCTTGGGCTTCCCGATCAGCGCCAAATCGCTCCACGACCTCGCTCGCAAGCGCAAGGTCACCGCCCTCACATTCGAAGAGGAGCAGGCAGCGGCCAAACTCGAGGATACTGAGGAGTTCCCATTCGGAGTTCCAGAGAAACCTGATATGGCGGGAGCAGACCAGAACCAAGATGGTGATAACACAGACGACGACAAGTCGGCACTTGAGAAGGCCAAACAGTGATGCACGGTCAACGCCGCAGAGCGAACAATATCACGCTGATCCATCGCAGTGATGTGACACCAATCGGTGACACCATTACGATGAACGGTCTGATCATGGATTATCCGAATGCTTTCGCTGGAGTGCAATTCTTCAGTGATGCTGGAGGAACGACTCCCGCTGTTCCGACTGCTGGTTCTCTGACCGCAAAGATCAAGACAATCAACACTGCTCTGTTCGAAGAATTCAACGGCAACGTGATTGACGCCTCTGACCCAAAGACAATCAATTGGACTGCAAACGTCACTGATTTTCAGATCGTTCCTACAGGGATCGATGTTGCGACGCACTATCAGCTGATTGTCACACTTAACGAGAATGCGCCTGTCAAGTCTGATGACGATCAGCTTGCGATTCTGGAAAGCTGGAATGAGTCTGAGTCTCAAGCAGCTACGATCATTACTTCTCTACATCGTAAGATCCACGATGGATTGGTCTTCGACGCTTCCGGCTTCGTATCTGCGGTCGCTGACGGAGCAAGCTTCGATATTCTATTCAGATTTCCCGCTGGTGAGGTCGGCCACTTGTTTGGGCTCGAGTATTCACTTCAAGATGGTGGTGGTAGGTTCTATTTCTATGAAGGAACTACTACCTCAGATGATGGGACTGCTGTTAACATACGCAATCACAATAGGCTTATCGGCATTGATACTCAGACTGCCGCTGTCACTAGAGATCCTGTGGTTACAGATGTCGGGACAGAACTTCATACACGTTACATTCCTCAGGATACTACTGGAGGAGGAGGCCAAAAAGCCGCTGGGACATCAGTATTCAATCAAGATGAAGAATGGGTCATGGGTCACCCGACACTAGAGACGACCTATATGTGGAGATACACAAACAACAGTGGAGGCACAGTAGATCTGAGTTTCCACTTCAACGGTTATCAATAGGAAGGACAACAAATGAAAATGATCTGGAACGGTTTCACTGAATGGCTGCGTCAAGCGTGGCTCGAGCATCCGCTCTACACTGTCATGTTCGGCACCATCGCATTCTTTGCAGGTGCCTTTCTGCTCTGAGGAATGGTCCTCAATAAACCGTGGCTATGGAGCCACACTATAAAGGAGATCTGGTTATGGAACCGATCGAACTCACGTACGAAACTATGGACGATGTGCCAGCGAATGCGAAGTGGCTTTACACCGAGCAAGATGGCAAGGCTGTCCTGACCCATGTGGTCGGTCTGAAATCCCAAGTGGATATCGATCGTGTTCAGGAAGGTCTGCGCAAGGAGCGCGAGGACCACGCCAAGACGAAAGCTGATCTCAAGCCGTTCAAAGGCATGGACGCAGCAGAAGTTCAGGCGAAACTGGATCGGGTCGATGCTCTGGAAGCCGCTGGTGGTGACAAGCTGGATCAGGAGGCAATCGACAAACTCGTTGAAGGTCGTCTGAAGCAAGCGACTGCACCGCTGCAACGCCAGATCGACGAACTGACCACTTCCAACACCGAATTGACCCAAAGCAACGAGAAGCTGACGGGGACGATCACCACAGGCTCGCGGAACGAAGCTGTTCGCAAGATCGCGTCTGAGATGAAAGTGCATGGCACTGCTTTGGGCGATATCGAACTCGTGGCCGCGAACTACCTCGAGAAAGACGAACACACTGGCAAATGGATTGTCAAGGCTGATGCAGAAGGGGTCACTCCTGGAGCGGACGTCAAGCAGTTCATGCGCGAGATGCAGAAACAGCGTCCTCACTGGTGGCCAAAATCCAATGGTGGTGGTGCCCAAGGCGGCATCGAAGGTATCAACGGCGGCAAGAACCCGTTCTCCGGCGATAACTGGAACCTCACCGAGCAGGGTCAGCTCATTCGCTCCGACCGCGAACTGGCGAACCAACTCGCAATTGCTGCTGGGACGACTATCGGTGGCGACCGCCCTGCTGCAAGTCAGCAGAAATAACCTGTTGCTATCTTCTGCAACTTGATGTAAACAACTTGTCATGCGCTTCCATGGGACGCGCCTGACATTCCTCGGCTAGTCATGGGACTGGCATTATTTTCGCCATGACATCTTAGGAAAGGACCCTCTCCATGGCCTCTGGACATACCTCCATCGCGGACATCGTCGTCCCCGAAATCTTCACTCCTTACGCTCTTAAGGAAACTGAAGAAAAATCTCGCCTCATTCGTTCTGGTGCCGTGGTCTCCGATGGTGACATGGCTGACAAGATCAATGGTGGCGGTCTGACTTTCAACATGCCGACCTATGACGATCTGGACAACGACGCCGAGCGCGTCGCTGACGAAAGCATCCGCAATACCTTCACTGGTGGTGTGGTTGATCCGGCTCCGAACAAAATCGGCACCTTCACCGAGGTCGCTGTTCGTCTGGAACGCAACAACTCGTGGACTGCAACCAAGCTGGCGAAGCTTCTGTCGGGTGATGACCCCGCCGCTGCTATCCAGTCTCGCGTTGCCGACTACTGGGTGCGTCGCCAGCAAGCGTGTTTCGTCAGCGTGGTAAACGGTGTCTTCGCAGACAACGCTGCCGCTCCTGCTGGCACTGAGCACGTTCAGGACGACATGACCAATGACATCTCCGGCGGCGCTTACGTTGCTGGTGTGACTGACTTCTCTGCCGAAGCCTTCATCGACACTACGTTGACGATGGGCGACAGCATGGAAGACCTGTCCATGATCATGGTTCACTCGGTCGTCTACGCTCGTATGCTGAAGAACAACCTCATCGACTTCATCTCGGACAGCGTGAATGGCAATGCCGTTTCGGTTCCCACCTTCTTGGGCCGCGAAGTCATTGTTGATGATGGTCTTCCTGCATCCGGCGGCGTCTACGAAAGCTGGGTCTTTGGCGCTGGTGCGATCATCTTCGCACAGGGCTCGCCTGATAAACCGACCGAGGTTGACAATCAGCCTGGAGCGGGTAACGGCGCAGGTCAGGAAATCCTCTACAACCGTGTCCGCTGGGGCTTCCACCCCAAGGGTCACGCGTATGCTGGAGCGACTCCTTCCGGTGGTCCTTCCAACGCGGTTCTGTCGGCTGCTGCTTCGTGGAGCCGTGTGTTCCCAGAGCGGAAGCAGATCAAGATCGCTCGCCTGATCTCTCGCGAGGCGTAATCCTGAAACAGGGCGAGGCTTCGGCCTCGCCCAACTCTCATGAAAGGAGAGCACAATGAAGGGTCTTCCTCGCAGCCTGTCTCGCGGCAATGCACAAGCGCAGACAGTGTCCAAGATCAAGGTTGCAGTCAATCACACCGTCACCGTCAGCGCGACTGGCGCGGCGATCGGTTTCGGCACTGTCGTCTTGGGCGGTCTTCCCGAAGGTCAGCTGAAAATGATCGCAGCGGCTTGCAAGCTGGACTTCTCCGGCAGTGGTGCAGACGCCAACCTGTCCGACACGTGGAACGGCGACTTCGGTATCGGTACTACTCCGGCCGACGACGCAACCATCTCTGTTGGTGACGTGGACGTTATCGCCAGCACGGCACTCGGTCCAGCAGTCGCGGAGGTCGCTCCGACCGCCAATGCGATCAATGGCACCGACGCAGTGTTCGACAACACCGCAGCAGATCTCGAACTGAACCTGAACGTCCTCGTGGACGCGGCCGACATCGTGGACGACGAGTCCGTCGATCTGACCGTGACCGGTGTGGTCGAATTCACGTTCGTGACCATGCTCGACGACTAATAGTGGGAGCCCTTCTTGGGCTCCTACCAACCTCACACCTGAAAGGTCTGTAAGATGAAAGATAAGATCAAAGAAGCACTTGGCCTGATGGACGCCATGGACGACGATCAGTGGACTGCTGATGGAGCGCCCAAGGTGGAAGCGGTTGCCTCACTCGGCGAATTCGAAGGTCTGAAGCGCGCTGATATTATTGACGCCGCTCCGAAATTCTCTCGCGACAATCCTGACACGTCGGACGTTCTTGACGAAGAAGCTGTTGAGGAAGCCAACGAGGACGACGAGCAGGCTCCCGAGGCCGAAGAGAACACTCAGGGCTGGAAGCATCCCGAGATCCTGGAAGCCCAAGAGGCTTACGACGAGATCGTTCAAATCAAGGCACAGGTCGACGACGAGTTGAAGAAGCGCGGTGATGCACTGTCCGAAGTCACGAACCGTCTGATGCTGGAGAAATCCGATCCACAGGCGAACCAGCGCGAAATCATGCGCACGATCAAAGCGTCCAACGCTGCTCGGGCTGGCCGTGTCGAAAACTTCCAGACGAACCGTGCGCTGCTGATGAACCAGCCACCGAAGTCTCCTCTGGACACCGCAATGACTGGCGCGAAGAAAGTTCGCCCGATTATGGGGAAATAACATGACCTCTCCAGCACGACGTCGCAGTGAAGCGTACAACGCCAGAAAGCGGCGTCGTGTGGAGTCACAGTCAGACTGGTATGATCGGACCTTTGATGGTGCCATCCTTCCTATCATAGGTGGTACTGGAACAGCCGGTGTTGCCGTTGACGCAGGTTCAGAGTTATACACTCAGGTTCCAGTCGATGTCGGTGTTTCTTTCTCAGTTCCAACAAGTGATGCGGATATCGTCTACACTCAAGGGACACGGGTCATGAGTGCAGAGGCCGCAGCCGCAGACGAGGTAGTCTTCCTTGGGCGCGTCTACTTGGGTTCCTGGAGCATACTCTCAGAAATCGCCGGAACTGTAACAGTCCACTATTTTGATGAATGGAGACGTTCAACTCCATTCCTCTCGCTCGCATTCGTTTAACAGAGGTTTAGTATGGCCATCATCGTTGAAGACGCAACAGGACTTGCCACTGCCGA